ACATGGTATGACCGGGCAAGAAAGGCTGGGTGAATATGAAGCCGAAGAAGAAAAGACGCTGGATTTGGGTCGCTGCCGTGATCGTGTTTTTCAGCATCATGTCGGCGGTCTATGAGCCGGAAACGGACAACACCCCTTCCGAAAACCCTGATACCTCAGCAACAGAACTCTCTACCGAGCTTTCAGACACTGAATGGAAGCAGATTCAGACGATTTTCACAGAGTATGTCGGTAAGGATATTGAATATAAGCCCGTCTACTGCGGTGAATGGCGTGAGGGTAGGCAGTACAAGACAGAGAATTACGCCTACGGTCAATTCCTGATCGACATGGACGATGACGGACAGGTGCATTTGATCGTTTGGGTGCAAGACAAAAAAGGGTCGGAAGGACGCACGGTTGTTTACAACCGACTCGACCAGAAATAAGGCTTCTGCGAGGGCAGAAGTGACAGCCATAACGGGCTATCTGTGTAGAAATGCACAGGTAGCTCGTTTTTTTGTTGGAAAGGAAATGCACATGAATTATGAAAAACTCTCCGGCTCTATCCGAGCCGTGATCGACCGCCGACCGGGAGATAACGGGGCGTACAGCGACCTTTTTTCTCTATGCCGGGAGTGGGAAACCGAGGATTTCTCGGCGGCGCATAAGGTGAACAAGGAGCTGCTGGCACTCTCCGCAGATCAGGTAGTCCGTGGCGGCGGGGCGAAGTTCTATGAACAGTGGCGGCGGTGTCTTCTCTTTGAAGCACCCCATGACTTTGACTCCTTCATGACCTATATCGAACTCGACCGCAAGCCGGAAAAGCGGTTTTATGCGCCCCGGAAGCACTATCTCAGACCGATGGTGCAGGGGTTTCAAGATGTTCTGGACGGGAAGCTGCGCCTTTTGACGATCTCCATGCCGAAACGAGCGGGAAAGTCTCAAACGGGTATCAATTTTGTGAATATGCTCTCCGGGAAGTTCCCTGACCGCTCGACCCTAATGGAAGGGACAGGTGATGACCTTGTAAAGAGCTTCTACAATGGTTGTCTGGAATACCTGACAGTCCCTAACGAGTATCTGTTCTACGATGTATTCCCGGACGCACGGCTGGTACAGACCAACGCCGACACGAAGACGGTGAACCTGAAAAGTAAGTCCCGTTTCCCCACCATCATGTGTCGTTCCATTGACGCTCGACAGGTGGGCTTGTCCGAAGCCACCAATGTCCTCTATCTCGATGACTGCGTAGAGGGTCGTGAGGAAGCGAAGAACCGCCAGCGGCTTGATGACAAGTGGGAAGTGATCTCCGGCGATATTATGGGTCGTGCCATTGAAGGTACGCCGATGGTTTTCACCGGCACTCGCTATTCCCTGTATGACCCCATCGGTCGTGTGCAGGAACACGCACAACGAGAGGGCTGGGCTTGGAGAGCGATTGAGATACCCGCCCTCGATCTCGTGACGGACGAGAGCAATTATGAATACGAGCGGGAGGGCAAAAAGGTTTTCACCACCGCCTACTTCCGGGAGCAGCGGGAGCTTCTGAGCGCAGAGCAGTTTGAGAGCGAGTTCCAGCAACAACCCTTTGAAGCGAAGGGTCTGCTGTTCAATAAGGACGAGCTGAACTACTTCTTTGAGCTGCCGAAAGACCGTGACCCGGATACTATCATCGCCGTTGGCGATACGGCGGAAAGCGGCTCTGACTCGACCTCTATGCCGGTGGCGAAGATTTACGGCAACGATGTGTATATCGTTGATGTGGTCTTTGATGACTCTCCCGCTGAGGTGACGAAGCCGGAATGTGCCAAGTGCCTGATCGAGAACAAGGTTGCTTCCGCCGTCTTTGAGTCTAACAACGCCGGTCAGTATTATGCCAGAGATGTTGACCAGATCATTCGTGAGCGTGGGTACTCTGTTGGTATCCGCACGAAGCGCACGATCTCCAACAAGCAGACCCGTATTGAGTTCGCTTCCGACAACATCAAGAAGAACTTCTACTTCAAGCACCCCTCCACCTACAAGCGGGGCAGTCAGTATTGGAACTTCATGAAGGAAGTGACCACCTACACTCGCTCCGGAAAGGTTCCGCACGATGACGCTCCTGACTCTCTCTCCCTGTTGGAGAACGAAATCCGTATGCTGTCCGGGGGCAAGGTAGAGGTCTTTAAGCGCCCTTACTGAGAAGTTATTTTTGACAAATGCTGTGGCGAATGGTATGATGAAAGGTTAGTATTGACAACCATTGGAGAGTTTGATACAATGATAAGAGAGATAATAGGTAGAGGGAAGGAGGGCGAAGCGCATGGGTTACTTCGGTCGGCGTAAAATCTACACCGATGTAGATACGATCACAAGAGAGAATGTGGCTGATGTGCTGCGGAAAGCTCTTGCGACCCATTGGGCGAACAAAGCGGAGATCGAGTATTTATATAAATACTACAAGGGTGAACAGCCCATTTTGAACCGCACGAAAGAGGTTCGTCCTGAGATCATGAACATCATCGTAGAGAACCGAGCCAATGAGATCGTATCCTTTAAGGTCGGTTATCTCATGGGTGAGCCGATTCAGTATGTGAGCCGTGGCGATGACGAAAACCTGACCCGGCAGATCAACACACTGAACGCCTATATGCTGTCTGAGGACAAGGCTTCCAAGGACAAAGAACTGGCAGACTGGTCGCATATTTGCGGCACTTCTTACCGTATGGTGTTGCCGGACAGTCAGGTCGATGTTGACCCGGACGAAGCTCCCTTCGAGGTCTATACCCTCGACCCCCGCTATGCGTTTGTGGTATACCACAACAGCTTAGGTGAACCGCCTGTCATGGCAGTTAAGTTCATCGAGCGGGAAGACGGCGTGATCTATTCTGTCTATACGAAAGACCACTACTTTGAGCTGATGGACAATGACGAGATTGTGCGGGACGAGGAACAGGTACTCGGTCTGCCGATCATCGAATACCCTGCCAATACCGCCCGGTTGGGTGCATTTGAGGTCGTTCTTCCTCTGCTGGACGCTATCAACAATGTAGATAGTAACCGTCTGGACGGCGTAGAGCAGTTTGTTCAGGCGCTCATGCTGTTCCACAATGTTGATATTACCAGTCCTGATTTCAATGACCTGAAAGAACAGGGTGCATTAAAGTTCAAGGATATTGACGCACAGCTCAAGGGTGAGGTCAAGTATCTGGTGGAAGAACTCAATCAGGGGCAGACGCAGACCCTTGTTGACCACCTTTATGAAACCGTTTTGACCATCGTTGGTATGCCGAACCGCAACGGCGGCAGCTCTACCAGCGACACGGGAACGGCGGTGGTGTACCGTGATGGCTGGTCGGCGGCGGAAGCCAGAGCCAAGGACTCCGAGCTGATGTTCAAACAGTCTGAGCGGGAGTTTTTGAAGCTGGTTTTGCGTATCTGCCGTGATTTGAGCGATTTGAGTCTGAAACTCTCCAACATTGAGATCAGGTTCACCCGCCGAAATTATGAAAATATCACGGAAAAGGCCAATGTTCTGACGGCTATGCTTGCAAACCCGAAAATTGCCCCTCAGTTGGCGTTCCAGCACTGTGGAATGTTCGTTGATGCTGAGAGTGCGTATCTGGTGAGCAAAGCCTACGCCGAGGAACAGGAGAAAAAGGCCGCTGAACTTGCTGCCAAGCAGAAGGAGGTTCATCCTGATGGAGAAGGAAATCCGCCTGACCCCGGAAGCGGTCAGACAGATTGAAGAAATCTTGACTACGGGAAAGACCGTTGAGATCGCAGAGCGGCACAATAAGGTGATCGTGTGGGCGGTCAGCAGCAAAAAGAAATATGAACAGCCTATCGCATAGGTGATAGGAACAGCCACTACGGGCTACTGATACCGAAAAGGTATTGGTAGCCCTTTTCTTTTGGTTTAATCGCCGCAAGGCGTTGAATGGTCAGAGAAGACCTTAATCGCAACGGGGAAGACAACCTCGACAACAAACAGAAATCAGCGGTCAGAGAAGACCCTATAAAACGCAGGAGGTAATTTCTATGGCAAAGATCGACACTGGTAAGATCGCAGGCTATGCCGAAATGTCTGCGGAAGACAAGCTGAAAGCTCTGGAAGCGTTTGAATATGAGGACAACGCAACCGAGCTGGAACGGCTCAAACACGCCAACGACAAGCTGAGTTCCGAGTCTGCTTCTTGGAAGAAGCGGTACAATGACCAGCTCTCCGAGGAAGAAAAGAAGAAGCAGGAGGACGCTGAAAACCTTGCCAAAATGCAGAAGGAGCTTGAGGAACTGCGGAAGGACAGAACCGTGTCTGAGTACAAGGCGAAGTTCATCGCACAGGGTTATTCCGAAGCTCTGGCAACCGATACGGCAAAGGCACTGTCCGATGGCGATACCGCAAAGGTCTTTGTCAATCAGCAGAAGTTCCTTGACGAGTACGCCAAGCAGATCAAGGCTGACGCACTCAAGGGTACTCCCAAGCCCCCTGCCGGTCAGGGCGGTAACGGTATGACGCTGAAAAAGCTCAAGAGTCTGCCGGACGATGAGTACAACAAATTTGCTGTCGAACACCCCGATGAATACAAGGCTCTTTATGAGAAAGGAGAGTAATCACTATGGCGAATAAGCCCTATCAGAACTTCGTCCTTGAGAACAAGGTCGAAGACCAGTTCAATTCCCACCTCGATTTGCAGCCCTTCTGCACCATCGACCGCAGTCTGGTCGGCACGGCGGGAATGATTAAGAAAATCCACAAGTACACCGCCACCAACGGCACGGAGAAGCTGACTCTCGGTAAGGGTAACACCAAGACCATTGAAGCCAGCTACACCGAGGAAAGCTACACCATTCTGCTTGCGCAGAACCGTGGTGTCTGGTTTGACGAGGAACAGATGACCGACCCCATGATCGGTCTGGTGATCGCCCGTCATGCCGGTACTGATATGTTCAATACCGCCAATGCTGACATTTTTGCCGAGTTCGGCAAGGCAACCCTGACTGCCGCTATGACCGGCACTGATTTCTTCGGTGCGTTTGTGGACGCTCAGGCACTCCTGAAAGTGGAGCAGACTGACGCAGGCGCTCCCAGCACCTTCGCCTTTGTCAGCCCCGCCGTCCTCGCTAAGATTCGTAAGGCCGTGAAGGATGACCTCAAGTACAATGAGTCCTTTGCCCGTAGCGGCTATGTCGGTACGATTGCCGGTACGAACCTGTATGTGAAGAAGGACGCAAAGGACACGGAGATTTGCCTTGCCACCAAGGAGGCTGTCACCCTGTTCGTGAAGAAGGGTGTGGAGTCCGAGCTGTACCAGCTCAACAACCGCTCTGCGGAGGATGCGAATGTTCGTAAGAACACGCTGCTGACCCGCAAGTATTATCTCGCCGCCCTGACCGATGCGACCAAGGCCGTGAAGATCACTCTGCCCGGTGCTACTGGTTAAGAACGGCGCAGGAACAAAACAAACATTTTAGAAAGGAAAGGTGGAAAGCATGACGGACGCTGAGAAGTTGAAAATGGTGAAAGCCATGACCGGCGAGACAGACGAGGACACGCTTTCCACCTACCTTTCTATCGCCGGAAACAAGGTGTGCCGCAAGGCATACCCCTTTGACCCCACCGTGACCGCTGTTCCTGACCAGTACGCTCACATTCAGGTGGAGATCGCCGTGTATCTGCTGAACAAGCGGGGAGCCGAAGGGCAGACCGCTCACAGTGAGAACGGTATCTCCCGCTCCTATGAAGACGGCGATGTGCCGCCTACGCTGCTGAGGGACATTGTTCCCTTTGCCGCTGTGATGGGAGGTTGAGTGCATGAGAACGCTGAACCGTAACAAATCGCCCTTCTGGTATTTGCTGTATGACAGCAAGGTTCCCGCCAAGGACGAGTACGGCAACGAAACCGGCGAGGAACTGGTGATTTACAAGCCTGCCGTGGCGATGAACGCCAATATCTCGGCGGCGACCGGCTCCGCTCAGGTGGAGCAGTTCGGTAATTTCGCAGGGTACGACAAGGTGATCGTCACCGATGACCTGAGCTGCCCCATTGACGAGAATACCGTGCTGTTCATTGACAAGGAGCCGCAGTATGACAAGGACGGGAAACCGCTCTACGATTACATGGTCAAGCGGGTCGCCAAGTCCCTCAATTCCATTTCCTATGCGGTCAGTAAGGTGACGGTATCGTGAGTCAGACGATCAATGTTCCGCTCTCCGGGAGAGGGATTGAGCGGCTGATACGGGAAACCGAAAACCGGAAGAACCGGCTTCAAGAGCGGACTGCGGTCTTTCTCGACCGGGTGGCGCAAGAAGGAATGGAAATTGCTTCTATCAAGTTCTCGCAGGCCGTTTATGACGGCACGAACGATGTTTCCGTGACGGTGGAACCCCGTGGGAACAATGTTCGAGCGGTGGTGGCGACAGGCGGAGCTACCCTGTTCATTGAGTTCGGTACAGGCGTGACCTACCCGGACGATCATCCGGAAGCGGAAGAACTCGGTATGAAGCGTGGTGAATACGGTCAGGGTCACGGCAAGCAGCACTCTTGGGGTTATTACGGCGACCCCGGCACGAACGGAGTGCTGAAAGAAAAGAAAAATGGCGGGTTCGTGGTCATCACCCACGGCAACCCCGCCAATATGCCGATGTACGAAACGGTAAAGGAGCTGCAAGACCGGCTCACGGAAATTGCGAAGGAGGTGTTTTCATGATTGATGTGGAGAGTCAAATCTACACGCCGATTGCGGAAGCCCTGAGAGCGCAGTTTCCCGGTATCTTGGTCAGCGGCGAGTATGTCAATGCCCCTACCCGTTTCCCTTATGTGAGCTTGGTGGAGCAGGATAACTACACCACGGAAGCTCACATGGACAGCGGTGATACGGAGAGGTTCGCTACTCTGATGTACGAGGTGAATGTCTACTCCGATAAGGCAGGCGGTAAGAAATCCGTTTGCCGAAAAATCATGAGGTTTGTGGACGATCTCATGTACGCCAAGAATTTCCGGCGTACTTCTCTGTCCCCGGTTCCCAATTTGGAGAACGCAACAATCTACCGTCTGGTTGCCCGATACAAGGCCGAAACTGACGGAACCACTCTTTATAGGAGGTAAATGAAATGGCTATTTCCACCTACAAGGTTTTTCTGATGAAGAAAGCCGACACTGGTGAACAGTGGAGCAAGCTGATCGACATTAAGGAGTTTCCTGACCTCGGCGGCGAACCCGAAATGCTGGAAACCACCACTCTGAGCGACAATATGCAGACCTACATCGCCGGTATCCAGTCCCTCGATGGTCTGTCCTTCACCGCCAACTACACGCTGGCTGATTTCCAGACCCTCAAGGCTTTGGAAGGCAAGAAGGTCAGCTATGCGGTCTGGTTTGGCGGCACCGAGAGCGATGGCACTGTTACTCCCGATGGCTCTAACGGTAAGTTCTCCTTTGACGGTGAGCTGTCCGTGTATCCCGTGGGCGGCGGCGTGAACGAAGTGGTGAACATGAACATCACCATCGCTCCTTCCACCCCCATCGCTTTCTCCGCAACCTAAGACACTAACAATCGCCGTATTGATAAGGAGGATTTATCATGGCAAAGCAGTTGACGATCAATGACCCTACTACCGACGTGACCTACACGCTGGAATACACCCGCAAGACCGTTGAAGCAATGGAGAAGAACGGCTTTGTTGCCGCCGATGTGGAGCGCAAGCCTATGACCCTGCTTCCGGCTCTGTTTGCCGGTGCGTTCCTCGCCCATCATCGGTTCGTGAAGCGTGATGTGATCGACAGCATTTACGCTCGTATGAACCACAAGGACGAGCTGATTGCCGCTCTGGTAGAGATGTATAACGACCCCCTGCTGAGTCTGCTGGACGAGCCTGAGCAGGAGGGCAACGAGGGAAACCTGAGCTGGAAGACCGGCTGGTAAGCGACCGATCTTCCAGAAGTGAGGGGGGCGGCGGCGACCATCGCCCCGCTCCCCTTCTCGCTTACACGCCAAAATTTTATGAGGTTTTCCCGTACTATCTTTCCATCGGCATGACCTATGAGCAGTTTTGGGAACAGGACTGCGAATTGGTGAAGTATTACCGAAAGGCGGCGCAGATCAGGCAAGACCTGAGAAATCAAGACGCTTGGCTCCAAGGAGCTTATTTTTACGAAGCTCTTATTGACGCTGCCCCGGTTCTTCGTGCTTTCGCCAAGAAGGGAACCAAGCCCACGCCGTATCGGGAAAGCCCCTATGAGCTGTTCAGTCGGCAGGACAAGAAACAGCAGAAGCAGCTTCAAGAAAAACACGATGACCAAGCCAAGGCATACATGGAAGCCTTTATGGTATCGATCAATAAGAAATTTCAAGAGAAAGGTGGTGGCGTAAGTGGCTGACAATGTGGAAATTCAGGGGTTGGAGTTTCAGATCGTCAATGACAGTACGCAGGCGGTCGCAGGGCTTCAAAACCTGATTAACACGCTCAATCGTTTGAAAACCGCTACCAACGGCGGCGCAACGGGTCTGAGCAAGACCGCTCAGGGTATTCGGGAGCTTTCCAATTCTCTGAAAGGCTTGAACAGCGGTGACGCTTCGCAGAAGATCACCCGGCTTACCAATGCGCTGACCGCTCTGAGTCAGGTTGGAAATGTGAAGATTTCTTCCTCCATCGCCAACCAGCTCACGGCAATTAACACCGCTCTCACCGGCCTGAAATGGACGGACGGCGACAAGCTGACTTCCCTTGCCAACGGTTTACGCCCTCTCTCCGAGTTGGGTAAGGCCAACATGACCACCTTTATCAATCAGCTCTCTAAGCTGCCGAAGGTGATCGAGGATTTGGAAGCGGCGGACATTGACAAGTTCACACAGCAGATGACCGCCCTTGCCGCCGCCATGAAGCCTTTTGCCGATGAAATGCAGAAGGTGTCCAACGGCTTCTCGGCGTTCCCGTCCAAAATCCAAAAGCTAATTACCAGCACGGAGAAATACAACGCTTCTGCCCGTAAAGCAACCTTCACTACCGGGAAGTTCACAAGCGGATTGAAAGCGTTGAATGTCGCCGCTGTTGCAATCACTTTCCGCAAAATCGGTCATTTCATCGCACAGGCGGTCACGGAGTCCAACAAGTATCAAGAAGATCTGAACCTGTTCACGGTTGCCTTGGGGCAGTATGCCGCCGAAGCTCAGAACTACGCCGAAAAGGTATCCGATGTTATGGGTATTGACCCGGCACAGTGGCTCCGCAATCAGGGCGTTTTCAACACGCTGCTGACCGGCTTCGGTGACACAGCAGAACGAGCGCAGCTCATGAGCCAAAACCTGACACAGCTCGGCTACGATATTTCTTCCTTCTTCAATATTTCCATTGAAGACGCTATGCAGAAGTTACAGTCCGGTATTTCCGGTGAGTTGGAACCTCTGCGGCGCTTGGGCTACGATTTGTCGCAGGCACGGTTGGAGCAGACCGCTTTGAACCTTGGTATCAAGGAAAGCGTTGCAAACATGACGCAGGCAGAAAAGGCCGAGCTGAGATACTACGCTATTATGACTCAGGTGACAACCGCTCAGGGCGATATGGCGAGAACGCTGGAAGCTCCCGCAAACCAGCTTCGTATCTTGCAGGCACAGCTTACACAGGCCGCACGAGCGATCGGTAACATCTTCATTCCCGCACTGAACGCAATTCTTCCCTATGCAATCGCCGTTGTTCAGGTCATTCGAGAGATCGCCAACGCCCTTGCCAACCTTGCGGGGTTCAAGCTAACCGATGTGGACTATTCGGGAGTGAATAGCGCTGCTGTCGGAGCGGGGTCTTTGGCGGATAATCTCGATGACGCTGCCGGTGCCGCTAAGAAGCTGAAACAGTACACCGTAGGCTTTGACGAGCTGAATGTCTTTGCTCCTAACACGGGAAGCGGTTCCGGGGCGGGTGCTGGCGGCGCAGGCGGATTTGATTTCGATTTGCCTACCTACGATTTCCTTGGTGACGCTGTGCAGACCCGTATCGGTGAAATCAAGAAGATGATCGAAGACACTCTCGCAGAGATTACTACGATTGTTTCCGGCTTTATGCTGGCGGTAGGTGCAATTCTGGTCGTAACCGGTGTGAATATTCCGCTGGGTGTCGGCCTGATGGCGGCTGGTGCGGTCGGCCTTGCGGCTACCGTTGGGCTGAATTGGACTGCTATGAGTAGCGAACTGGCAAGTACGCTGGCTCTCATTACAGGTGTTGTCGGCGGCTTCCTGCTGGCTCTCGGTGCGATTATGGCGTTCTCCGGGGCGAACCTTCCTCTTGGTATCGCTTTGATGGCCTTGGGCGGGGCAAGCCTTGTATCTGCCGCTGTTATCAACTGGCATAACAGTGACCGACACCTCACTGACGCTTTGACCACCTTAACGGGAGTTCTGGCGGGTGCTTCTCTGGCTGTCGGCGCTATGTTGGCCTTTACCGGGGTTGCAACCGGGCTGGGTATTGCGCTGATGGCTGTTGGTGCTGTCACGCTTGTATCTGCCGCAGCTCTGAACTGGAACAGTATCCCGGACGCTCTGGCTTCTCCCTTGTCCAGAGTAGGATTGATAGTCAGCGGAGCAACCTTGGCACTCGGCGCTATCCTCGCTTTCTCCGGGTGTATGCCCCTCGGTATTGCGCTGATGGCGATTGGCGCTACTTCTCTGGTTTCCGTAATGGCTCTCAACTGGAATGGCCTGAGCGATGAAATCCAGAATATGATTGCCATTATTACCACGGTCGTATCTGTGGCGTTCCTCGCTATCGGTGCGGCACTGGCGTTCTCCGGGGCGAATATCCCGTTGGGTCTGGCTCTGCTGGCGGCGGGTGCGGTCACAATGGGTACGGCTATCATGCCGAACTGGAATGACCTCTCCGACAATGTTCAGCAGAAGATCAGCATGATTACCACCGTTGTCGGCGGCGCTCTCTTGGCGGTCGGCGCTATCCTTGCTCTGAGCGGAGTCGCCCTTCCTCTCGGTCTTGGCCTGATGGCGGCTGGTGCATTGAGCCTTGGCGCTGTTGCTACCCTGAATTGGGATTTTGTTGTTAATTCCATTAAGAAAGTCGTATCGGTCATCACGGGTATTCTCAGCGGTGCATTGATCGTTCTCGGTGTCCTGCTGTGCCTGAGCGGTGCGGGTGTTGGTCTTGGCCTTGCGGTACTGGCGGCGGGTCTGTCCCTGTCGTATGCGGCATGGACGCTGGACGATAACCCCATTACTCGCTTTGTGCGACAGATGGCGAACTCCATCATTGGACTTGTGAACGGTGTTATTGACGCAATCAATGATATGTTCCACATCCAGTTCAACGGTCTGTCTGTTATGGGTATCACGCTTATTCCGGCGTTTGATATTCGATTGGTGGATATTCCGCATATTCCGTTCTTTGAAGACGGCGGTTTCCCGAATGAAGGACAGCTCTTTATCGCCCGTGAAGCGGGTGCGGAAATGGTCGGTGCAATGGGTCGCAGAACGGCGGTTGCCAACAATGACCAGATCGTTGAAGGTATCTCCGCTGGCGTGTCCGTTGCCAATGACGGCGTGATCGCCGCTATCTACGCTCTACTGAATGTTGTGGAAGAAAAGGATATGTCCGTTGTCATTGGCGACAATGAAATCGGTCATTCCTACGACCGCTACAAGGAGAAGCGTGGTCGGCAAGTATCTACTGGCGTGTTCGCCAATGCCTACTAAGGAGGGCTGAGGAAATGCAAAGTTTCATCACAATCAATGGCACAACGTTTCCTCAGCCCCGCAGGGGCTTAGAGCTGCTGTCTGCCACTATCGTAGACTCCGCCAGAAATGCCAACGGCGTTGTGGTAGGCCAGAAGGTAGGCAGAGATCAACAGAAGCTCAACAACCTCTTTTGGGGCTACTTGACAGCGGAACAGTGGTCTACTATGTTGCAGATTTTTGATAAGAACTTCTTTGTGACAGTCACTTATCCCGATATGGTGAACAACCGCTGGACAACTCGAAAGATGTACCCCGGCGACCGCACGGCGACCCCGTACCATCTTGACCCGAACACGGGGCTTCCTGCGGACTACATCAACTGCAAAGTCAACATCATTGACTGCGGCGAACCGTTCTAAGGAGGTGCAGCCGTGAAACAGGTAAGCAACGCTTACAAGCTGTCGATGAAGTCTTTGCTCCGTGAGCAGTCCTTTGTGGAGATCACTTTCTCTCAGGTGGACACGGCAGCGGCAACAGACGGTAATTGGGTCAGCAACGGGGCGCAGAGCTATTCCGAGTTCGACACGCTGGACTACGGATATGATTATCAGGAGTCCTATGCGGCATTGGAACTGAACCGATGGGCGCTGGACGGGAATACGGTTATCGTTCCTTCTTCCGGGACGATGTATGACGGCTTTGTTTCGAGCCACATGAGTAATGCTGAGGGCAAGTTCACCACCCCTGCGGTGCTGACTCGTGCTTTCAGCAATCCTCATACCTTCCCCGGTATCACGCTGACCTTTGACACTCGCTATCAGGAATGGCCTGACACCGTGACGGTTGATTTCTACCTGAATGGAGCGGTGCTGGAAAGTCTGACCCTTCCCGTAGAGGGAACAGAGTTGGTCATCAACACGAAGGTCGCTTCTTGTGACAAGATCGTGTTGACAATAGGGAACACCCTTCCGTACCGCCGACCTCGGTTGCAACAGGTTCTCTACGGTGTGCAGAAGAAATTTGAAAATGATGACATTGTTTCCATCAAGGAGTCTCACGATGTAGACCCGCTCTCCCGCAGACTGCCGCAGGAAACCATGCAGTTCGTTCTTTTGGACTACGAACACAATTATGACCCGGATAACCCGAAAGGCATTTATGCCTATCTGGATAAGAAGTCACCGATTTCTCTCCGATACGGTTATATGCTTCCCACGGGCAAGGTCGAGTGGCTGAAAGCGGACAAGTATGTGCTGAACAGCAAACCGAAAACCGCCAAGAATCAGGCTACCTTCACAGGGACAGGTCTGGTTGGAAGTATGACCGGAACCTTTTACAAGAGTAAGCTCGGTTCCAAAAATTTCTATGACATGGCTGAAGAAGTGCTTTTGGACGCAGACCTGACGCTGACAGCGCAGGGTACGCACCCGTGGGTAATTGACCCGGCCTTGAAGCAGATGTTCACCACGGCGGCACTCCCCATTGACTCGCACATGAACTGTCTGCAACTGATCGCTCACGCCTGCCGCTGCCGCCTGTTTACAGACGATGACAATATCATTCACATCAAGCCTTTTGGCGTGACTGTGGTCGGTATTTACAGCGGCGTATGGGCGGATAACGGTCATCTGTGGTACAGCGAGTGGGACACCGTTGACCGTGGCAATAAGGTCGGCAACACCTATGCGGCGTTGGAACTGAACCGCTGGACATTGGACGGTGGAGATCAGGTCATTATCGAAGACACCGACCCCTCCGGTCGAGGGTTTATCAGTGAAGCGATGACTGCGGCAGATGGCACTTATACCACGAAGCCGACATTCACCAAAACCTTTGATGTTTCTCACGATCTTCCCGTGTTGGCTCTCCGCTTTGATACCCCCTTGGACGAGTACCCCACCTCTATTCAGGTGAAGTATTATGCTGGGACGAAGCTGCTGGACACGCAGACTGTGAAGGGTATTACTTCTGCGGAGGTGTTTGTCAATAGCGAAGCAGCGATTGACTGCACCAAAATTGAGGTGACAATGGACGGTGGCCTGCCATACCGCCGTATGCGGGTGAGCAAGCTCTACTACCGTGAAACGGACTTCACGCTGGACTTTGACTCGATTGATAAGGACTCCCAATCCATCGCAAAGATCGATCAGCTCAAAGCGGTGTCTGTCGCTAAGTATGCGTATACGGCGGCAAATGATACCACCAAACTTTTCGAGGGAACGACCACCGAAACTCAACTTCATGTCGAGTTCTCTGGTCTTGCACAAGATGTTTCCATCTCTGTTTCTGGCGGCTCGTTGGTATCCTCCAATATTTACGCCAGAGCTGCGGATTTGGTGTTATCCTCCGGCACTAAAACCGTAGTCATTACCGGCAAAACTCTGTCTGAGAACTCGGTGGTCGTTTCCTATCCCGTGGCTCTCGATGGAGAAATTGACAAGGAGGAAAACCCCCTTATCACCAACGATACGATGTGCGCCGCTCTTGCCGATCAGGTGAAAAAGTATCTGCAAATGAGAAACACCTATCAGACAAAATACCGTGGCAATCCTGAGTTGGAAGTGGGCGATGTGATTGGCTTGCAGACGCTCTACACCGATGAAATGGACGCATTGATCTTGGTGGACGAGATCACATTTAACGGCTCTCTGAGCGGAAAGTTGAAGGTGAAAGGTCTGATATGAGTATTATTGATAATCTCGTCTACGACCGCACACAGGCCGATGTAGACAGGGTTTTTACCCTGAAAAACAAAATCCTCACGGAAGGGCTTTCGAGCCTTTCCGCTGAGGAAAAGACCGAGTACATGGCTGGTATGAAGGGTGCTTACAATTACGGGGACATGAACCGTGTGGGGCAGGCGGTAGCCTATATCGCCAACCGTATGACTTCTCTCCCCGGACAGTTGGCGGCATACCGAGCGGAGAAAGGAGTCGCTGATGACCCGATCTACCAAGTTCCGTATGACCCTTCCTCGGTGGTGGTTGCGGCAAAGACGAATTGGGCGATGGGTGATACGCCCACCCAATCTCTCGTAAAAGCCTACTTGAACAACCTGACGGTTCTCCGAAAGCAGCTCACGCTTCCCCCGGATGCACCGCTGGTTCCGGGCAGTCTGGACAATCTCACTTTTTCCACGGCAAACAACATTGAATATCTCCTGTATGTCATCGACACAACACTGACCGAGGTAGAAACCGAGCTGTATTCCAAGATCGACCGCACGGTGGACGCTTTCGCCTATGTTAGTCTGTATAACTGCGGAGAGTAAGGAGGAAATTTCATGAAAGATACTGTCATCAAGGGCAACGGTAAATCCCGTTCTGTCAAGGCTCCTACCGATATGCCTGCAACCTTCGAGGAATGGCGCACACAGCTTCTCGCTGGAACCGCTACCCTCGACATTGGTCTGAACGCCGCAGGCTGTGATGTGGTCGGCACAGCCATGAGCAAGGCAAATCTGCTGTCTGACACCACCAAGTCGGCGCTGGAACTGAGCGGCAGCGACCCCACGGTGAATGACGCTCTGTATGCTCTGAGCCAGAAGGGTTCTCCCGCAGAGGTGCGTGTCATCGCTGATACAGGCTCGACCGTCACCATGAGCAGGGGTGGCAAAACTCTGACAGGCAAGGTTGCTTCGACCGGCTATGCCACTCTGTACCCGACCGAGCTGGGTGACTGGACTATTGTGTTTACTTACAACGGTTCTCAGAAAACCAAGGTTTACACGCTGGAAATCATCGGTATCGTGTATGTCTATCCCTTTGTAGTTGGCACTACGCTGGAAGCTACCTCTTGGGACAACATCGCCGCTGTTTCCAAGTTCGGTCAGGCCCCGAACTACTGGAAGGTCGGTGACAAGAAGAATATCACCGTTAACGGCGTGACCTATGCGGCGCAGATCATCGGCTTTGACCATGACACTCTAACCACCGCAGACGGTAGCCGCACCAAGGCTGGTATCACCTTCCAGTTGGTTGACTGCCTGAAAACCACCTACTCTATGAACGACTCCGATACCAATGTGAACGGCTGGCGTGGTTCCACTATGCGTACCTCCACAATGGCAACGCTGCTGAACCAGCTTTCCTCTGACCTGAAAAGCGTGTTGAAGTTCGTCAACAAAGTGACCAGCAAGGGCAACAATCAGTCTGGTTTGGAAACCACTTCTGACAAGCTGTTCCTTCTGTCCGAAATCGAAGTCTTTGGCGCTACTCAGTATTCTTACGCCGGTGAGGGTAAGCAATACGAGTATTATACCGCAGGCAACAGTACCATTAAGAAGGTCAATGGTTCTGCGAGCGGCTGGTGGGAGCGTTCTCCTTGTTCCGGCGGCACCAGCAACTTCTGTTCTGTGGGCGGCGGCGGCAGCGCCACCGGTGACAACGCCAGCTACTCCTTTGGCGTGTCCTTCGGCTTCTGCGTTTAATCCCCGATTTCATCAACATCAATCCCGCCCCGTCAGGGGCGGTGTAAGAAAGGAATGTTGGCGTGTCAGTCATCAAAGCTATGCGTGGCGAAAGCTCCATGCAGTTCATTGAAACCGCCAGACGGTTAGAGCTTCACGCTTTCTCCGTCTGCACCAAGGCTCCTAAAAGATACGCACCTCTGCTGACAAACCGTATCTTCGAGCTGGCTTCCACGGTTCATGAGGAAGTCCGAGCGGCGAACAACATCTATCCGCACAATCAGCATGAAGCGCAAATGCGGCGAGATCACCTGATTAACGCCAACATCGCCCTTCAAAATCTCAGCCCGAAGCTGACTTTGCTCTATGACGCTATTCTTCAAAACCCTGAAAAATGTCCGTGGATTGACCACGCCATGAAGGAATTTGGAGAGTACATCACGGACGAAGCACAGCTTATCTCCAAGGTTCGGAAAGCTGACCACGAGAGGTATAAAGACCTCCCTGCGTGAGTTTTTCATTGGGTCAAGCCCTGTAATTGTTACCGTTTCTGCGAACAACTGGTGGGAGCGTTCTCCTAATTCCGGCAACACCAACAACTTCTGTAATGTGAACAACAACGGCAACGCCAACAATAACAACGCCAGCAACTCCAATGGCGTGTCCTTCGGACTCTGCAACTTCGCATAGGTCAGTCGTAGTAACCCCTTTGGGCGAAATCAGTACCTTTTGCAGAGGGAGGGCTTGTTCCCGGCTACCAAGCCAAAACACCCCGTCCGATGTAGTCAGCCGGACGCTTCTTGCATGGTGAGAGATTGTACGGTAGCTCATTTCATGGCTGGTACTACAAGCAGTTAGAACCCGTACCCGACAATAAGACTGTACGGAGGGGAACCTTCTATGACAAGTGAAGAACGGAGAGAAGCCCGTTATCAGCGCAGGAAAGCCAAGCGGGACGAAGCTCGTCTGCGGCGAAGCAAAGAATGTGGTGATTTCGATGAAGTCTTTTCGTTCAGACACCTTTACCTTTCCGGGAAGAAATGTTGTAAGGGTGTCTACTGGAAAAACTCAACTCAGCGGTATATCAGCAATATCATTCCGATTATCGCAAAAACCCATCGTGAACTGCAAAACGGAACCTTCAAGCACCGTGGTTTTCACGCTTTCACCATCATGGAGCGAGGGAAGAAGCGGTATATCCGATCAGTCCATATCACGGAACGAGCGGTTCAAAAGTGTCTGTGTGATTACTGCTTAGTTCCCATCTATTCGGCCTGTTTCATCTATGACAACTCAGCCAGTTTGAAGCACCGAGGTATGGATTTCGCCCTGCGCCGTATGACCTGTTACCTCCAACGGCATTACAGGAAGTACGGTCTGGAAGGAGGGGTTCTGCTTTACGATTTTCACAGCTTCTTTGACTCAGCTCCACATGAGCCGCTGTTCCGTGAAGCCGACCGCAGACTTCATGACCCGAAAATCAGAGAGCTTGCGAACAGCTTTGTTACAGACTTCGGTTTTGTGGGCTTGGGTCTTGGCAGTCAGGTGTCTCAGACGAACGCCCTCATGCTTCCTAATATGATTGACCACTATTTCAAAGAGGTCTGCCGTATCAAAGCCTATGAGCGATACATGGACGATGGTGTGGCAATCAGCCCTGACATTGATGACCTGTATCTCTGTATGGACGGGTTAAAGATCATCTGCGAGAAGTGCGGTCTGGAACTGAATTTGAAGAAGACAAGGGTCATTCCTCTCAGAGATTATTACCGCTGGTTGAAAACGAGGTTCATCATCACACCGACCGGCAAGGTTGTTCGGAAGATGAACAAGGACTCAACAAAAATCGTTCGACACAAGCTCAGGGCTTTCCGAGGAAAGCTCGACCGGGGCGAAATGACCTTGGCTGATATTCGGTGTTCCGTGGACTCCTACAACGGTCACATGAAGCGAGGTCACAGCTTCAAGGTGCGGCAGCGCACCAATCAGTATTTCAAATCATTGTACGGGTTCTACCCGGACGAGAAAGGTTGGAAAAGCCATGTATAAAATTATCAAGAAGGACGCAGTTCTCGGCATTGTGAGCAATCTAACTTGGGTATGTATGCAGGAAAACGGCTGCTACGGCCTGACGGTCGAGGACAATGCACAGGGTATTGCCTTGAACGGCACCGTCTACCATGTCAACGGACACCCCGAACTGGACGGTGCTGAAACGGTTTCGGTCGAAGAAGTGGACGATGGCGTTTACGCTTCCAGTCTGACCGCTCTGTTGACTGACCCGAACGACCTCCGTAATTCTGAGCAGTTCCGCAAGGCTGTTCAGATGTTCGCCAAAAGCCTTGACGAAGACTCTGCGATGATGATTGCAACCATCTACGACCCCTATCAGGTCGGTCATGCCTATGCTGTTGGTGATTATTTCACCTACGGTGTGAACGGTGTAGGCGACCCGCAGCTCTACAAGGTAGTACAGGCGCACACTTCCCAAGCAGATTGGAAGCCTGACACAACTCCCGCTCTCTACACTCCGATTGGCCTGACCCCCTCCGGCTACCCCGTGTGGACTCAGCCAACAGGCGCTCATGACGCTTACAACAAGGGTGACATCGTGAGTTACAACGATAAGCTGTACCGCAGTCTGATTGACGGAAATGTGTATTCCCCGGACGCTTATCCCGCTGGCTGGGAAGAATACACCGGCAAGTAAAAAAAAGGGGGGGCAGGACATGAATGACGCAATTCTGGTCGCTATTATCACGGGTGGTCTGAGCCTGCTTGGTATCATCTACTCGTCCGGCAAGTCTGCCAGCAAGGTTGACGCAAAACTGGACAAGCAGCAGGCGGTCATCGAAGCCAAGTTGAACGAACTGACCCGTGAAGTGCGGGAACACAACAATTTTGCAAGGCGTGTACCTGTGGTTGAAGAACAGATCAAGGTCATCAACCACCGTATCGAGGACTTGGAGGGCTTTCACAAGCCTGCATGACCCGAAAGTCAGGTGATAAAGGTGAGTAATCGGGTCAAAATCCCTATAACTTTCTCTTAGTATGCGTGTATAAGAAGGAGTTTATAGGAAAAACGCCCGATTACTCACCTAACTCACCTAAATTAAAAATTGGAGGTAAAAATTATGCTCGAAACCATTTTGCACAACCTGACGAACATTGGCTGGGCGATGCTGATTTTTCTGTGTGCCTACCTTTCCAATGTATCCTTTTCTCTGTATTACAACATCAAAATCCTGCTGGAACCGTTCAGCAAGGAAAAGCTGATAAACTCAGGCTTGAAGATCGCCGCTTTTGTCTGCGGTCTGACCCTGCTGTGTGTGGCTATTACCACGCTGCCGCTGTTTGCGGATATGGTTGGGTGGGAAATTCCGGCTGAGTATGTGGATATTTTCAGTAATTTGGTGATTATTGGTGCGGTACTCATGGTGTCCTGTAAGTACATCACAGAAGCATTTACGAAATTCAAGGCCATTTTGGACGCTACCAAGGAGGATAAGAGCTATGATGAAGTCAAGTGAACTGGTCGCCAAGGTCGTTGATATTGCCAAGCACTACAAGACCCTGTATGTTATGGGGTGCTTTGGTGCGCCGCTGACCGACACAAATAAGTCTCGGTATATCAAGAACCACCCCTACAACATGGCGGCAGCTCGTACCTCTATGATTATGGCGGCGACCCCTGACACCTTCGGCTTTGACTGTGTGAACCTTATCAAAGCCGTTCTGTGGGGCTGGACAGGGGATAAAACCAAGTCCTACGGTGGTGCAAAGTACGCCACCAACGGCGTACCTGACGAGGGCGCTGACACCATGATTAAGAGGTGCAAGGACGCTACTGCTTCCGGGTGGGAAAAGGTTGACCCCGGCGAAGTGGTGTGGACTACGGGACACATCGGCGTGTATATCGGAAACGGTCTGGCTGTCGAGTGTTCTCCCCGTTGGGCGAACAATGTGCAGATCACCGCTGTCGGTAACATCGGGAAGAAGAACGGGTACAATACCCGTATGTGGAAGAAGCACGGACACCTCCCCTATGTGACCTACGACAAAACCGTGACTCCCGCACAGCCCGAAACGGTCAAGCCCGTTCCTACCACCGAGGTCAAGGCGAAGGGTGTTGCACGGTCTTTCAATAAGGCTGTGGCAGGCACTTACACCGTGACCGCTGGTGCTGGCCTGAATGTCCGTGACGCTGCCGGGACGGACAGTAGAGTGTTGGTGACAATCCCCAAGGGAACCACCGTCAAGAACTACGGCTACTACACTGTCGTAAACGGCGTTAAATGGCTCTATGTGGCTTTCTCGCACAAGAGGGTAAATTATACTGGCTTCGTGCATGAACGCTTCCTGAGCCGCTGAGAGGGCTTCCTATGGGTGGTAAACGAGTGCAACCTAAGCCGAAGAAGAAAAGAATGAGAAAGCGCACGAAGTTCACGATCTTGTCCATCTTCAATCTGACTTGGTACGCCGTTGTGGTTCTGATTTTGAACGCCTGCGGTCATACGGTTGACACAGAATTGACAGTCGGCTGGTTTGCGGCTTGGACTGTTGAACTCGCTATTCTGTACGGCATTAAGGTCAAGTCAAAAGAAACCTCAGACGAGGACGCTCAGGGGTGAGAAAATGCAAGTGCTGAAAGAAATCACGCTCGACAAGGTTATCAATCTCTATGAAGGTCAAGTTGTTCATGACAAAAAGCAGCTCATTGAATGGGACGATCATCGCCGTACTCCACTCTATGAGTTGAAAGAACGAACGCTGGCTCAGGACAAGATAATCTTGGGTGCGCTGAAATGCGCCAGAGCGAACGGGTATTCCGGCGAAGAATAAAAGAAGACACTCCCTACCAATTAAGGTAAGGAGTGTCTTTTGGTTTGAACGAACACCGTTCCCCACACAATGTAGGGTTCGGATATGCGCTCAATGGTACACTCAGACTCCCCAAAATCGAACCCTGTCGCTTCTTCGGCGGCGAGGTTCTTTTCTACCCGGAAAGTCTTGGTTTTGCAAGAGGTTAGGTTATATGCAGTAGTGATTTTATACCCGTCAGGTTCGTCCCACACTGTAACGGAGTTGACGAGCAAATCAATGAGCCGCCTGCGGAAGTCTTCGTCTTCGATATTCCCGTATTTGAACTGGCTCAACCAGAATACGATCTGGTCACGGTCAATTCGGTAGACGAATTTTTCCTCAGCTTTGATCTCTTTGTTGAGGGTCTTCTTTTCGTGTTCGAGTTGGACAAGTCGGTTCATCAATGTTTCGGAAGCAACACCCTTCTCAATGACAGCGGTGATATTCATGATTGATTTTTCAACTTCTGATAACTGGGCGGTCAACTGCGGAATGTGAGTGTCGTTTATCAAATCCTGTTCACTCTGTCGAATTGCCATGTCTGCAATTTCATCAATGAGCTGATCGGTCAAAAGGTTGAGAGCGTCACGGGCTACTATCCCTTCAATATAATCTTTTTTCAAAGGCCGCTTGTCACACCCAAGTTTTCTCTTTTTGGTGTAACAGGAATAGTAGTGGTAGACCTTGCCATGTCTACCGGCTCCGCTTTCACCGTTCATAGAAGCCCCACAATGACCGCAGAATAGCTTTCCAGACAAGAGGTAATCTACCTTAGCCTTGCCCCTTGCCGGGGCTGTGGCGGTCTTAGAAAGCCGCCGCTGTACCGTTTCAAACAGCTCCTTATCAATGATGGCGGGAATACCATTTTCAATGACAATATCCTTGTAGGTATAAGTGCCGATATAGCGAGTATTACGGAACATGGCCTTAAAGCTACTGCGGTTGAACTCCGTGTTTTTGGCGGTCTTATATCCGGCAGAGTTAAACTTTCGGCAAATGCCAGCTACGCTTTCACCATTGGCATAAAGAGAGAACGCTTCTTGAACGATGTGGGCGGTGTCAGGGTCAACGACCAGCTTGTGATTTTCCACCTTGTACCCAAGGGGAATATGACCGCCTACACTGTGGCACTTCAAGGCAGACTCACGCATACCTCTCGTGACCTTCTGTGACAGCTCGGCAGAGAAAAACTCAGCCATACCCTCTAACACGGACTCCAAGATGATACTCTCAGGGCTGTCGGTAAGGTGTTCTGTGGCGGAGAGGACTTTCACGCCGTTCTTCCGCAGACGCATTTTCATAATTGCGCTATCGTTGCGGTTACGAGCAAAACGGTCGAGCTTCCAGACGATGACATATTCCCAATTCTGCTTTGCGCTATCCGCAACCATTTCCATGAGGTGAACCCGCTTTTCCACATCTTTGCGAGCGGTCGTTGCTCGGTCAACATAGATTGCTACAATGCGGTAGTGGTTTGCTTTACAGAAGGCACGGCAGTCACGAAGCTGCCCTTCAATGGATTGGTCACTTTGACCTGTGGAGCTATACCGAAGATAGATAGCAACATCTTGATCGCCGTTGTAAAGCGTATATGGGTCTTCCTGAAATTGAGAGATTTCTTCCTCTGTCAGACAGGAGAGGTCGATTGGAAATTTTTTCATGCAAATCTCCTTTTTAGCTCCATGACTCTACCGACAAAGCGCAATCGTCCAATTTCAACACCGCCAAAAACACGGGGAGGATAGTGTGGGTTAAAAGAACGAAGGGTCACAGTATCTTCATCAATACTGATTTTCTTAACAAATCCTTCTTCGTCATCAACAATGACAACCATAAGAGTATCTGTTTCGGGAGGTGTATCCTTTTTAACCAGCACTAAATCGTGATCGTCTAAGACTGGCGACATACTATCTCCGTCAACTTGTAACCAGAAACAATCATCACAGTCATATTCGGGGTCAACTTGTTCATATCCCAATGCTTCTTGCTGAGCGATGACACCTTTTCCTGCGGACGCATGACCGAAAATAGGTCGCTTGCAATTCTTTTCATAAGGTTCGGTGGTCAAACCAACAGAGGACAAGTGAAAGAGAGGGTCGTCAGTTTCGCCTTTCAAATAGTCAGCCGTTGTTCCAAGATTGATAGCAAGAGTTTTTAAGTCTTCATCTGAAATCATGCGGTCAGGCTTTTTATCTACATCGTTCAAATAATACTTGGGGCGGTTGATAAGTTTGCAAATA